GTCTGCAACTTGGGCTGATCTGCGGATTGCGAGCCTACTAGCCCTGTACCAGCTCTTTTGGACACGGTTGCTCTCATTTCCGGAGAGCATTTCAAGCTCAAGGCCGCCCGGCCCCATTCGCTTCCGGCCTGTTGCAAAGCCAACGTGGCCACCAGTTTGTCCCGGTTTGCGACCACGGTGATCAACAAGCACGTCGCCACGCTGTACGTCCTCGGGCTTAACCGCCCTGCCCCACTTCATGAAGTCCGTAGCGATAAGGCTTCCGGTGCCCGTGACACCGACTTGCCTAAGAGCTGAGTTGACGAACCCAGCGCACCAAGCGGTGCGTGCGGCGTCAATGTTCACGCCGCCCTTGCGCAAGAATTGATTGATCTGTGTTCTGTTGGCGCGCTCGTGGAGACCAACAAGGCCCTCGACCATATCGACGGCACTTGAGATCGTGCCAGCGCCCGTGAGGGCTTGACCGGCACCGCCAAGCATCTGTGGTGCACTCGTGGGAGATACGATGCCGCCGCCTGTAGCGCCACCTGACTCTGAGGGGCCAACGCGGGCGCTACCACCACCAAAGCTGCCGCCGCCACCAAGGCCACCAAAGCTGCCCGGTGTGAACGATGCCGGGGTTAGGCCGCCCCCACCACCAAAGCTGCCACCGCCGCCCCAAACTGCAGGGACAATTCCTCCCCTGCTGCCGGGAGCGCCGCCGCCAAGCTCTCTACGCCAGAAGGCGCGATGCAGCAGATTGCGCGGGCCGCCACCACCAGTGAATGACTGTGGACGGATGTTTGGGTGACTGCCTTCCGGAGTTGAGAACCACCAGTCCTTGTTGAACCATTTGTTTTTGAAAAATTTGTTGATGTTGTTACCAAACTCGTACACCGCCCTGTTGAATGAATTGAGGGCATTGGTAACATTCTGAATTATACTGACGAGCGGGCCAAACTTGTCCTCGATCCAGTCAATCCATTCGGCTAAGTCATCTACGAAGTTATGTAAGTCTTTAATGAAAAGCTTCAGCTCTTCATTGATGAACTTGCCGAGACCGCTTGTTACGAGCTTAGAGTGGATCTTGTTGATGAGTGTATCCCACAAGGAATACAGGTCATCATGCTTCCTGATCCAATCTCTACCCATCGCGTCGAGGGCTTCCGGATCAAGAGCAAGCTTGTAATATTCCAGAAGCTTCTTAGCGTTTTGCGGATTAAGAAGCTCGCGAATTTGACCGGCCTGAACGCCAAGCTGAGAAAGGAAAGCTTCTCTGTATCCCGGCCCCAACTGCTGCAGGCGCGCTATGAGGCGAATTAAGGTCTCGAAACCGCCTGTAGATAGGGCGAGACCTTCATTCATTTCCTCGGCATCTCGGAAGCCGAGCATTTGTGATACGATGTCGGCCTTCTTGCCGCCCTTGTAGACGAGTTGTCTTAGGCGCTCCAAGCTTGAAAGTAGGCCATGTACACCGCGCCCAGCGGTTTGACCGAGGTCAGACTGCAGTAGCGTGCCGAGTGCTGCGGTCTGTCTGGCGTCAAAGCCAAGCCCCTTGAGCCAAGCGCCACGCTGGCTCATAAAGCCCAGCAGGCTTTCCTTGTCGATGTTGGTTTTCTTGCCGAGGAAGTTGACAGCCGCCATAATCTCTTTGAGCCATTGGCGGCCTTCCTCAACATTTAAGTCTTTGCCGAATAGATTGGCGAGCTGGCCCCAGCGCTGAACGTTCTTTCCCCTTCCCAGCTCATCCATGTTGAGAAAAAGCTGGGATAGGTCTTTGACGGCCTTTTGGTTTTTGCCCCCGACTGTGACGGCATCTATAATGGCTTCGGTGACGCGCTCTAGGCTTTCCGGTCGAGAGCCGTGAATTTCTGCTACGAGTTTTTCCCAGGACTCTCGCAGCTCATTGGATTTTTCAATGGGAAGGTCTAGCGCGCTGGCGATCTTATTGAAGTTTTGCTCGAATCTTGCGCGCGCCCTGGTAGCGGCGACACCAATACCAACGATAGAGGCGGCAATGCCGCCCGCAACCAGCTTGGCATTCCTCTCAAATTTGCTAAGGCCACCAGCGGCTTTTTCGAGACCTTTATTGGAGCTATCGCCAATCTTCTCGGCTTCTTCGCCGATCCCGCGCAGTGATTCACGGATTTGCTGCGCTCGTCTTGTAACGTTGTCAATTAAGTTGGCGACAATATTGACGTTAAACTCAGCCATTCCCTAAATCACCGCGCTCTATTTAGCTCTTGTAATTCTCGGGCCGTATAAACCTGTTTTTCCGGAGGTGGACCAACAACTGGTGGCATACCCATACTAGCCGCCATCAATGCGCGGTCCGCCTCATAGAATTGTAAGGCTTGCTTATGGACAATCAGCAGTTGCTCCCAATCGAGATCGCCTAAATCCTTGATCCCAAGGGAGGTAATGCACGCTATCTCGGTTACGATGACGAGGGCGATTGCTGCGTGTTGTCCGTCTGGCCCGTTTGGAAAAAATCGCCCATTACCCTCTGAATTTCCTCGAAGTCTTCGTAGTCGAGTTCGTGGATTACCCCGACATCAACGCCAGCAGAAGCGGCCATAAGCTCTGCCAACATCGTAACGGGGTTGGCATCCGGCTCGATCTTGATATTGATTAGGTGCTTCACTTTCAGCTTCCGGAAAGTGAGCTGCGTGTACTCCTGTCCGGCGAAAGTGACTGGCTCTTTAAGCTTGTAAGTCTTCTGTTTGAGGCTCATGGACGAATGCGCCGGAAGGGTTTCCCCATCCGGCCCTATTTGGTTGACGTTATTAGATGGCTAGACCAAGAGCGATTCTGTCGTCTTGAAGTTGGTCGATACCACCAACGATGCGGCGAACGTTCTCAATGTCGATTTCGATCATTACGCGCTCGCCCTTGGTTAGCTTGTAGTAGTCAAGCATAACCGTAAAATCGACAGTGGCTTTGTCTCCAGCGGAGAACTCGCCAAAATCAATTTCCTTAATGATGCCGCGCATGTTGGCGACAACTCTGCTGGACTCACCATTGATGTGGTTTACGAGCGAGCCGCGAAGCGTGAACGCTTTCTGCTGGCCAGGGAATAGGCCCCATTGCTCAATGACTTGCTCATCAATGGAGGTCATCGTGAACGAAAACTCAAGGCGCTCCGTGCCAAGATCAACCTCGATTGGTGTATCCATGCCGCCACCACGGAACTCTTCGGTGCGGAGCGTGAGCGTCGGCAGCGTTGCGGCTTCGCAGTCACCAAGCTTGCCGAAACCGTCAACGAACACGACGAATTTGCGAAGAACACTATTTACAGGCATTTCTTAAAAGTGACCCCATGGTGTTATGAAATGCGCGCTACATACGGGGGGATTCCAAAGCGGCCTCTATGATAGAGGTCAAATCTGTAAATATGCCCGCTCGCCAATTCCCGTATGCGAGTGAAAAAGTGGGGCTGAAACAACAATATGTTGACTCGGCCCGGATGAATGATTTGATGCCGCATGAGCAATCCAGCATCACAAAGAATGACCAAATAGCTGGTGCCGTTGGAGGCCTGATCTACGCAATCTTGCGTAAGACGGGCTGAATAGTCGTTAAAATCCGGAACAGAATACGCAAATAATTCCGCCCTTGAGATGTTCTTTAGTTTCTCTCGATAGACTATTAGCTCCATTTCCGCAACGGCCTTAGCGAGTGCCTTTCGCTCGCTTTCGGCGTCGGCTACATCCGAGAAGAATCTGTTTATGACGTGTAGGTGCTGATCGTTGAAGACGAATGGAATCTTGATCTTACATCCGGCACCGCAACAGATGGTGGCGCGGTATCCGTCAGTGGTTTTGGTCGGTAGCTGGTTTCTCAGCGGCCTGATTCCTAAGTAGGTGTCTCCTTTGGTCCAGAGTTCGCCCCTTGTAAGATTGGAATTGAACCATTTAGCCAGTTCTTCCTTGTCGTACATGTGCAAAATGGGGAGCGGCTTACAAAGGCCGCTCCCTTAAGTTCAACGCGGTTTATTATTGTTATTAAACCAGCTCAGCGAGCTTAGACGGCAAGTTCTCTGATAACGTCGTCAATAAGCTCTTCGTAATAGTCGCCGTTACGATGTGCCCTGAAGATCAGGTGCTCAATAGGCGCAGGTGGCTCGATGTCAAAATCGACATAAAGCTTGCCCTGCATCATTTGATCTTTGGTGTTGATCGTCGGATCAATCCAGGCATCGCCACCGAGGATCGCGCCAACGGCAGTAAGATGGCGTAGGTAAGCCCGCACACTCTCGACAATCTCAACGATGTTGTTGACCGAGAACGGACGGTCAACAGCCCACAAGAAAGCTTCCTCCAGGCTCTCGTAGATCATGTCCGCGGTGCGCCGGACGGGTAGGAATGCCCAATTGGGATCGCTTGAAGTGGTGCGGTTGCCCCACAGACGGAAGCCCTCGTGACGAATGATCGTGGCGATCTCGTTTTCGTTGAGGTAGTTGGCTTGGCTGTGTGGGTCCGAAATATCGAAGTCGATAGGCCGCGACGTGCCAGTGATTCCGTAAAGCTCCTGATTGGAAGGCGACCACCAGAAGCCCTTGTCATTGTCCATGCGGCAAATGACGCCAGCAACAGACGCGGAGGCCGGATAGGCGACGTGGCTGTTGGTCTCCGGATCGAAGATCGTGACCTTTGGATCAACGATGTAGACGCGCTTGTCGCCGTAGTCGCCTCGATACTGGATAACGTCTTCGTCGGTCGTAGACGGACCGTCCGCGATGATGATGGCACGAAGACGCGGCGCAATCGACTGCATCGCCGCCACAACAGGGTTCTTCGCAATGCCGATCTGGAGCGAGAATTTGGCCTGAGTGCCACCAGAAGGCGGGGCATTGCAGGTGAGCGATGGCCCCTCAAGGTTGTTCGTGATGCCTTCACCCGGCTCGTTAATGATCACTTCCGTGATCTTACCGGCATGCTGCCCCTCAGTGGGGACGATGGCCGTGAAGCTCGGCATGATCGTCGGGACGTTGCCGGGTTCGGGCGTGAACGTGAACTGGACGTATTCAGCGTTCGGATAACCGGAGCCTGGATTGGTCACGATCACGTCCGTGACGCCGTTGTTGACACGTTGCTCAGTGAAGCCTGGGGCAATCAGAATACGTGGCGTAAGCGCCGTCTTAGAGCGCGACTTAAGGAACGCCCAAACGCCCGTTCCCTCGGTAGCCTTGCCAACGATCTTGCCTCGGGTCGTAGCAGGGTTGCCGGTGTCTTCAA